GTGAGCGTGTGATGAATCCTGAATTTGGATCTATTATTTGGGATTTAGTTTTTGATCCTCTAGACGAAATTACTGAAACTGCAGCCAGAGAAGATGTTAGAAGAATTATAAACAGTGATCCGAGATGGGTATTTGAAAGTTTAGAAGTTACTAAACCAGAAGAACATGCATTAAGTATTGCAGTAAGAATATTTTATAATGATACAGGAACTGCAGAAGAACTGTATCTTAATTTTATAGGTGAGATTGAATAATGGCACAGGGCGCAAGACAAAGTAGTTTATTTGCAGCAGAAGATTTCAGTGTAATTTATGAAAGCTTTAGTCAAGCTAACTTCCAAGCATATGATTTTGATACTATTCGAAATGCAATGGTTGATTATATTAACAACAATTATCCGGAAAATTTCAATGACTGGATTAGTAGCAGCGAATTTGTAAGTCTAATAGAACTTATGGCATTCTTGGGACACAATTTAGCTTTTCGCGCCGACTTGGCTAGCAGAGAAAATTATCTCAGTACAGTTGAGAGAAGAGAAAATGCACTGAGAATTGCAGAATTTTTAAACTATACTCCGATCAGAAATGTTGTTGCCAGTGGATATTTAAAAATCGACAGTGTTAAAACTACCGAGTCAGTGTTTGACACCAATGGTGTGAGTTTGGCAAACGTTGATGTACAGTTTGATGATACCGTAGATCCTGATGCCAATCAAAACTTTTTAACTATCATGAATGCTATTATGCAAGGTAGCAGTAAAATTGGATCCCCTTTTGCTAAATTTACATCTGCAGGTATCACAAACGAAGTTTACAGAACTAACAGTATAAACAATCCTGTTACTAAAAACTTCTCGGGGCTAGTGAACGGTACCAGAACAACATTTGAAGTACACAGTGTATACTATAATCAAAATACACGCAAGCTTGAAGAAAAAATACCTAACCCGTATGGTGTGATTGATATTTTATATCAAAACGATAATAGTGGTTTGTCAAGTGCAAATACTGGATTTTTTGTTGGGTTTAAACAAGGGTCGCTGCAGTACCAAGATTTTGATGTACAAAACGGATTAGCTAATCTAGTACTAGATATCAATAGTGACAACGTTGCAAATGGCAATATCTGGGTACAGACAATCGACGAAGTAGGACAAATAATTAAAAATTGGACTCGAATCGATCGACTGTATGGCTTAAACGCTATATTTAACAGTGTTAATAACAATCAACGAGATGTTTATACTGTTAGCAGTAGAGAAAACGATCAAATAAGCATTGTGTTCGGCGACGGCAATTTTGCTAATATACCACGCGGCATTATAAGAGTTTGGTACCGAACCGGTATAAACGAAACCTACACTTTGTATCCGGATAATTTTGCAGGAACAAGATTTACTTTTGATTATGTTAGCGAAGACGGCAATGTATATAGAGCTACATTCACTTGCAGTTTACGAAGTGTTGTAAGCAATGCTAGTGAAAGAGAAAGTATTGCAAGTATCAAAGCAAATGCTGGTAGATTCTTTAGTACACAGGATCGAATGGTCACTGCATCCGACTACAGTATTTTTCCTTTTACTGTCAGTGAAAATATACGAAAAATTAAAAGTGTTAACAGAGTTCACAGCGGACACAGTCGTTTTAGAGATTTTCATGATCCTACTGCAACATATAGCGATGCAACACAGTTTACAGACGACGGATATTTTTATAAAGAAGATATTACCACTCGTAGTATTGTGAGCTTACCTTCGAATTTAAATAGTGAGCAAATTTTTCAACGATATATTCGTCCTATATTAAACAACCCGGAAGTAAAGAATTTTTATTACAACAGACATTATTACGGCATAAATGGTGCATATAATCCTAACACTCAATATAGTGATACTACAGATTCGCTAGTGTTTTATACATTAGACGGGTCTGATACCAATACCTATCGTTGGAACCAAGTTACCAAAGGACACAACACCAGCACTGGATACATTACTTACAACAGCGTAGTTCAGCGATTGGGAGACATGGGATCGTATCCTATGCGTAAGCTAGAACCAAACGGATTGGTGGAATTTATTACCGCTCCGTACAAATCTGGATACATTAAAAAAATTACAGTAACCAATGGTGGAGTAGGGTATACTTCGGCACCTGCTGTTACTATATCCGGTACAGGCACCGGTGCTACCGCAGTAGCAACAATCGACAGCGAAGGTCGAGTAGTAGGAATAAGTGTAACTGCTAGTGGAAGCGGGTACAATGCATCTACAAATATTTCATTTTCGGGTGGTGGCGGATCTGGCGCAACTGCAGTAGCTGACATTGGCGACGATACAATGTGGGCACGTGTGGTATCTCTTAAAAACACTGGTATAGGAGAGGAAGATGCAACTGGTACACCTACCGGTATAGATCCTACCGGTCGAGGCGCGGTGGTGTTAAACAAAGTTATACCGTCGGGTGCACGAGTAAAAAGAATAGTCCCAAGTTGGGAATATGAATTAATCGAAAGTGTAAAAACTCAAGTAAAATCTGCAATTGATAATAACATTAGCTTTGGACTACGTTATAATCCTGATTCTCAAGAGTGGGCTGTTATTTCCAATACCAACTTAGCAAGTAATAACTTGACAAGCAATAGTCCATCGAGTTGGAGCAGATTATACGAAGGCGATGCAACAGATACCGGCCGAGATAATAGTTGGCTGGTTAGAATTAACTATACTAGTAGTTATTGGGAAATATTAACTAGAAAAACTAGATTTATTTTTGGTAGTGTTGATAAAATTAGATTTAATAACTTGAATTTTGCAGAAACTTTTAGTAGCGAAACGCTTCAACCACTAAGAGATAATATCGAAATTTTAAACATCAATACCAGCTCAAGTGTTAATCACTTGCCTTTGGGAAAAAATTATAAGTTTAACGTGTCAGGTTATTTTACTTACAGCGATGGATATACTGATCCTTATAAAATTAGAGTATCTCTCGCTGATCCCGACAATGACGGATATCCCGATAACCCTGCAGCATTCAACGAAATCGTAAAAACTGATACAATCGGCTTAGGAAATATCACAGTTGACAGATTTACCTATAAAGTTTTAGATACGTCTTCTCCTACTGAAATATATCCCGGTAGAAGTGATCTTCGAGTAAAGTATAGCAGAATTGCGGATATAAATCAAGTGATAGATCCAGCAAGCACAAATATTATTGATACTTTTGTACTGTTGCGTAGTTATGAAAACGAGTACAGAGCATGGGCTAATTTTGATGGCAGAAGTTATACTAAACCGAATTCTCCTACAATAAATGATTTAACTGCATTGTTCGAATCTCTTGAATCTAAAAAATCTATCAGCGATCAGATAGTTTATAGACCAGTGAAGTTTAAGATTATATTTGGCGATTTAGCCAGCGAAGAACTACAGTGCAGATTTATTGTTACAAAAACAAGTAATGCCACAATGAGCGATACTGAAATAAGTCAAAACGTTGTTAATTTAATTAATAATTATTTTAATATCGACAATTGGGATTTCGGCGAAACATTTTATTTTAGTGAAATGGCTTCTTATATACATAATAATATGGTAGGTCAGATAGCACAAATTTCAATTGAACCGGTTAACACTACTACTAGCGTTAATAGTTTATTAGAGATAAGATTAAACAGCGACGAAATGTTTATGCCTGTTTTAAAAACAAACAATATAGTAGTAAGAAATAATATAGTATATAATCCAACGGTATTAGCATCAAATAACGGAGCAATTATCCAATGAGTAACAACTATGCAGCCAACCCTAAACTTGCCCCAGCTATAACTCGCCCGGGCGAAAGTAAGGAACATTTGGGCAGCAGAAATGCAACCGGATTACTACCGGTTATATTTCAAACCTCAGTTAATAAGCAGTTTTTACAAACTACTTTAGAACAATTGTTATCAAGCGGTAGTTTACAAGCTATCAGTCATTATATTGGTCAAAAAACAAAAGATACTGCAGCCGGCGACGGCTATCAAAACAACAGTGATAGTTTGTCAGACCTGTATCAATTTGTT